GAAGATTAATGATGTCTTTAATAAATTTCAAAATATTACAACAATCGGAGATGAAAGCGGAGATATTTTTCAAAGTGAAGGTTTTGGACAAACAACATGGAAACCTTTAATAGTTTCTCAATCAGATTTTAACGAACAATTTGACGCTACTCCAATTAATTCTTCTATATGGACTTCGACAATAGTGGGGACAGGAACAGTTTTATTACAAACACAAGTATTCCCAGAAGTTGCAGGAGCAAATTTATTATTATGTAAAGCGAATGTTTCTTCACCAAGCTCAGCATCGATAATAGCAGATAAAAGTAATGGATTGGTTTTAGATGATTATGGAACTGCAACCATGACATGTTCATTTTATTATGAAAGAGGAGGAGGCTTGCCGGATAATTATTCAGAAATGGGATTATATGCAAATTCAACAAATTACATAATGATTAAACAAGGAACAGGCGGAAGTAACACACAATGGCAGTTCGCATGTGCAAATGGAGCAGAAACATTAAGCACGGATTTTGTGATCTCAGATGAATACTGGGCAACAATTAAATTTGTTTGCACAAAAACATCTGCAAAAGTTTATGTAGATGGAGTATTAATGGCAAATATTACAACTAATATCCCAACAGGAGCAAGATTATTCCCTTATATGAAAGCAGATTGGACAATGGGAACTTATGGAACGAGATTATTTTGGAATTGGGTTAAATTAAGTGCAACAAGTTCATCTACAAATTTATTAACGGGAAATTTATCAGAAAATACAAGTTCAGTTTTAACAATGATAAATGGAACAAATGCAGTAATCGGAGGAGGAACAACAATTCAAGTAAAAGAATCTTCCGCAACACAATCGGGATATTTATCTTCGACAGATTGGGGAAATTTTAACACAGCCTATACTCACTCACAAGATAATTCTCAAGCACATTCAGATTATATGTTAAACACAGGCGACACAGCAACAGGAGATTATGCTTTTGATACAAACACATTGGTTTTGGATTCAACAAATCACTCTATTGGTATTGGAACTACTGCTAATTCTGCAAGAGAAGTTAATATCTCAAAAACAATAGATACCTCTTGGATAAATATTTATAGTCTTCTAACATACACTTCAACAGCTAATACAACTAACGCAGTCCAGGGGTTTAATTCTTTTATAACAATAGATGCAAGTTCAACAGGAAATTTAACTTTAACCTCTGGTGGCGGAGGAGTAAGAAATAGATATTTAATTACTCATAGTGGTTCGGGAACAGTTAGTCAAGCATCGAGTATATCCTCTAAAGTTACAGGAGGAAATATCACTGATGCTTCTGATTTTCATGCAGAAACCCCTACTGTTCTTTCTGGTAAAACTTTAACAAATTTTTATGGTTTGTGGGTTCGTGGAGGTGCTGTTACTGGAACTTTAACAAATCGTTATGGAGTTTATATTGATGATTTAGTTGGTGGAACAAATAGATATGGAATTTATCAAGCAGGTTCTTCAGATTTAAATTATTTTGGGGGAGTGATAAATTGTGGAAACTTAACAGCTTCGCAAGCAGTGGCAACCGACGCTAATAAAAATTTAGTTTCTATAAATGGATTATCTCTGACAATTACAACAGCAGCTTTAACCGCACTTGGAAGTCAAGGAAGCATGACTTTTACAAACGGAATTTTAACTGCACAAACACAAGCAACATAAAAATAAAAAATAAAAAAAAATTTATTAGTTTTCTCTTATGAAGTAAAATAGAAACATATCCATATGAGTATTAGAACAACGGACGCAGGAACTCCAAATTTAGCAGTTCAAGATATTAATTTAACAGCCGTGATGGTTGGAGGCTAATTTCACACAGAAAAACATTTAAATACATGGATTCACTTAATTTCACATGGGAAATTTAGATATAAACAATGCAGTTGTAGGCACTTCTTCTGATTCAAGCTATGTTAATCAATTAGAAAACACAGATTTCTATAATGGCTCTTATGTAGATACGGACGGAGTAGAACATCCGGCGACTTTTTGGACAACAGATTGGGCAAGATGGCACGGATTTTATAATGATATCCCAATATTCGCAGCAGTAATCGACACCTTAGCATGTTGGAGTGTAGGAAAAGGTTACAAAGGAAAAGATGTTGATAAAGTAAAAAATATTAAAGGATGGGGAAAAGATGATTTTAATTCAATTATAGAAAATTTAGCAAGAGTTTTCTTATGCGGGGGAGATGCACAAGCAGAAATTGTAAAAGATAAAGCAGGAAGATTAACTAATTTAAAACCTCTAAATCCAGGAAAAATAAAAAGTGTGATTAATGAATACGGAATATTAAATCACTACGAACAAACTCTCGGAGGAGAAGTAAAAAGATTCGAAGTAAAAGAGATATTTCATTTATCCTGGGATAGACTCGCAGACGAAGTTCATGGAAAGCCTTATGCTCAAAGGTCAGCATCAATAATCACTCAGATAAAACAACTAACAGAAGATTTAGGATTAAGATTTCATAGAATAGTAAAACCAATTAGATTATTCGAAGCGGACACAGACGACGACGGAACTCTAACTTCAACAGAAACAAAATTAAAAACAGGCTATGAGAAATGCGAAATTATAGTTATCCCAAAAGGAACTTTAGAAGCAAAAGATGTTGCAGCAATTCCAAACGCAGATGATGCAATTAATTATCTAAACTACTTAATGAGATTATTTGTGAGTTCGTGTAATGTGCCGGAAGTAATTTTAGGATGGGGAGAGAAATCCACAGAAGCAACTTCAAAAATTATTTATTTAGCTTTTCAACAAAGAATAGAGAGAATACAAAAATTCATCGAGGAACAATTAAGACTTCAATTAGGCATAGAATTAGAGTTTGAATTTCCGGCTTCTTTAGAAGAACAAATGACGACTCCGGGGGTTACAGGAAAATTAGGGACTGAAACTCCGAAAGTGAGTAATCCGAGTTCAGATCTAAAGAAGGAAAAAAAATTAAATAATGTGGGAGGCAACTAATGACAAAAAATAAAGAGATAATAGAAACAATAATCAACACATGCGCTTTATCTCTTACTTCTTTTGGAATTGTGCAAATTACAGCAAAAGACTATTATGGATTTATCTGTTTAGTTTTTGGAATGGGACTTGAATTTGCAAAGTATTACGGAAGAAAAAAGAAATTGTGGAAATAATTATCTGCCACAGTCAATTATCGCAAGATTTATAAAGAGTAGTTACTATATTATTTCATGGAAGATGAAAAAGAAATTGTGCAACCCCAGGAAGAAGTTAAACAAAATGCAGAAGAAAATCCTATTGAAGAAGCAAAAAGAATCCTGGCAGAAACAAACGAAGCTCTTTTAAAAATTACAGAAGAAAGAAAAAAAATTGAAAGAGCCACAGCCGAATCTTTAGTTAATGGTAGATCTTACGCAGGGCAAAGCCCTAAACCACCCGTCGAGGAAAGCCCGGCAGAATATAAAAAGAGGATTATGGGAAATTAAAATGCACTATGCCTTTATACCCTATGGAAAAAAAAGCGAAGTAGAATTGCTTATTTCAGACATGGAAGCACAAAAACATTTATTGCCTATGACTAAGGGAAAAGAAGGAGATAAAGATTATATTAAACAAGGAAGATATATTCAAAGTCAAGTGAGGATTCTCCCCGGAGGAGTTTATGAATATGTTTTTCCAAAAGAAGATTTAGATTTAGTTCTTTTCACTTTAGAAGCAACACCTAATAATCCCTACAATATTGGAGATGTAAAATTAAAATTTATTAGAAAATTCTTAGATCTAAAACCAATACCGGAATTTAAAAAAGATAAACAATTTCTATGGATAAAAGATAATGTGAGTATAATCTCTTTAGGCATTAGAGAAGATAAAGAAATCACAGAAAAAGATGGAATTTTCAAAGGTTTCACACATGAAGCAATTTAATCGTTTAACCGAATAAATAGAAAAGTATTTAAATAAATGATTTCTTAATTAAGCATGGCTAACGAAGCAGTATTAATGATTGAAACACATTTGGCTATTCCGATGGAATGTGCAGAAGACGCAGGAATAGAAAAAGGAGCATGTGTTAAATTAGCAGATCCATTCACAGTATCTCTAGCAGCTTCGGCAGAAGATTATGTTGGAGGAATCACTAAAACTGAAAAAATTAGTGGAGACGGAAAAACTAAGGTATCAGTTTATAGAGGAGGAATCTTTAAAGTAATGGCTTCGGGTTCAATTACAGCAGGTCAAACAGTAACAATCTCCGGAACAGCAAATAAATTTGTAGTTTCAGACGCAACATGCGTGAGTTCTAAAACATGGGGAATTGCTTTAGAAACAGTAGCAGACGGAGAAACATTCTTGATGGAACTAAGACCGGGGGTAAATGCTAACGCATATTCTTAAAAATGGCAGACACACAAGGACAAGCAGACATCCGAGGAATTAATATTGACAAGTTAGCAAAAGGTTTTGCTGAGGAAATTATAGGTTTAGATAAATATATTTCTGTAACTAAAACTCAAAATAGAGAAATTAGATGGTATCAGAAAACAACCGGACTTTTAGATACAGCAGACACAACAGCTATAACAGCTTCTCAAATTGCAAACACAGACTTCGGTTCATTGCCTTTTGTTGTAAATCAAACCTGGACAAGAAACACAAGTTACATAAGAAAATATTTTGTTGAAAGCGAATTAATCTCAGATGAAGATATCCAGGACAACGATGTAGATATTCTCGGAACTTATATAAGAGATTTAGTTAGAGCAGTTAGTCAGCAAAAGAATTTAAGAATTTGGAATGTAATCTCAGAAGGCGGAACAGCAACAAACTTAAACACAGTTGCAATAACTAACGAATGGGACGACACAGCAAATATGATTCCAATCGACGATATGTTAAATGCGAAGGGACAAATTAGAGCATATGGATACAACCCGGAAGGAGCAATATTCTTAATGAATAACGCAACTCATAGACATTTAATAAATTTCCTAATTGCAACTAAGGGTTCAATGATACCCGCTTTTGCAAGTGCCGCAGTTGTAACAGGTAGAGTTTTGGAAATCTGCGGATTGAATGTAGTAGTAGATACAAATGTAACTTCGGACAAAGCATTAATCTTCGTGCCTCAGATACTAGCTACATGGAAATCCTTTTCTCCAATAACAGCAGTTAAAATAGTCGAACCCCTAATTGGAGTAAAAATTAGAGTTAGCGAGGAAGGAGAATGTATCCTTCACGACCCTAAAGCCGGATGTTTAATGACAAATATAGGACCTACATAAAATGGCAGCAGGTGATATTACAATTCTAGGACCTTATGCAGTAGGAGATAAAACAGCTATTGATACAGGTCTAACCGGTCAAGTTGTAGTTGCAGACGACATCGTGGCTTATCCAGTGGGCTTGGACCAAGTTATGTTTGTTGTTGTAAAAGCAGCATAAAACTTAAATAGTTACTAATTCTCAATTTATTATGGTAGTTGTAGGAACTGGAACACAGGGAACAAGATTTCTAAAAAGAAATTGGCCCATTACTTCGGGCTTAACAGCAGGAACTCAAAAGCAGGAAGGCAGACAACAATCTCTCCGGGCAGAAGAATCTTATGTTAAAAAGGAGGATAAAAAATTACTATGATAGAAGATCAAACACTCGGCTTGAAAGTAGCTGAGAATGATGAAGAAGCATTCTGGGCAAAAATGAAAGAAAAATGCGAAAAAGAAATTGCAAACAATAAAAGAGAAATAATAATTAATGAATATCTAGTTGCACTATGCGAAGAAAAGTTAAAAACAAAA